ATGGCTTTTTCAAGAGACGGCTTATGCCGAATTGGTGGTTCTGGTGTTGGTGGAGCTACTTGGCAGTATTCTACTGCTGATGCTACTTCTGCTGTTGTAGCAGACACTAACTACTTTGCTTCAGCTAAGGACGAGCTAGATGCTGGTGACGTACTTATCGTTGTCGGTACTACTGGTGGAACTCCTACTGGACGTATTTCATACGTTGAGTCAAATGACGGTACTACTGTTGTTTGTGCTGCTGGTGTAGTAATCACTGCGTAAAACTGAATGGGGGTTTCGGCCCCCTTTCTTTACAAATTAAAGGTTCCATATGGCAAACAGTAAGCTATCGTTAATTAATAATGCTCTCATTCTTATTGGCGATGTGCCTTTGACATCTCTGACTAGCGGTACTCGCGCTCAGGTTGTAGCCACTAGCCTGTATGACAATATCATTGAGAACGAACTCAGCAAGCATCGCTGGGGTTTTGCTCGTAGCATTGCAGAGCTTAGTAAAGATGCAGTTGCTCCTTTAGGCAATGAGTGGGAAACTTCCTATACTCTTCCTGCCGATGTGCTGGCATTAATAAAAATTGATCCCAGCGTTCCATATCAAATTATAAACAGCAATGTTTACTGCAACTATAGCGGTACACTTTTCTGTGATTATATGCGTAAGCCTTCCGAGTCTGCATGGCCCGCATACTTTGCCAAGATGATTGAGTATGCCTTAGCTATGGACTTTGCTCCATCTATTCGTGACAGTGCTTCTTCTATGCAAACACTAGCCCAGCAATACTTGAACGCTAGTCGCATGGCTCGTTACACTGACTCACAGCAACACCCGCAAGTAGCTATTCAGGATCGCCCATTTATTAACGTGAGGTACTAATGCCTAAGTCACAATTTCAGCAAACCAGCTTTGCTAGTGGTGAGCTGTCACCATTACTACTAGGCCGTACCGATCTTGAGCAATACTACAAAGGCGCACAGAATGCCGAGAATGTAGTCATTGTCCCTCAAGGTGGCGTTAAGCGTAGACCTGGAACTAAGTTTATTGATGGAATGTTAAGGCAGCTTCTAAGACAGCAAGCTATTAATCCTACAGTTGGAGCTAATGGCGGAAGTCCTTCAAATCTGAATGATGGCAATGACAATACTTATTCAATAGCTAATGCAAATTCTAGTGCTACACCTAAATGGTTATTGGCACAATATGATCTAGGCGGAAGTCCTGGTGCGTTTGAGTTTATTGATGTTAGGGCCGCTACAATATTATTGAATTTAAATACGGAAAATATTGCTGCTAACATTTTTATTGAGTGGTCAGAAGACAATACTAACTGGACTGAAGTTGGTAGTTTCCGCATTAATGACACTTCTGAGCGAAGTCACAGAGTTAAAATTAATGGGCTACAAAAACGATACTGGCGCATTATAACAGACCTGGTAGTTGGACAAGGCTATTCACTTCGTATTGGCGAGTTTAATTTAAAGTCTGAAAATATTAACGTTGCCACAAATCCAGACCACACTAAGACATTTGGTTGGGAGTATGCTGCTGATCAAAATTATCTCTGCGCCCTAACTGATGGTAACTTACGTTTCTATCGTGCTCCGCATGATGGCAGCTTAGAAACAGTTTATGTAGCTGATGTTATTGTCCCATTTTCAGGGTCAGATATTAAAGATGTTAAGGTCGCTCAAACAGAAGGCGTAATGCTAATGTTTCATGGTGACTACCCAAGCCAGAGAGTTATATTTGATGGCACTGACAACCCTGATGGTTTTACTTCAGGTGAGGTTCCGTTTGCCAATGTGCCTCAGTGGGATTATGACGACAAGTATAGCCCTGTTCCTGTTACTTGCATTCAAGATATTTTATTTAGTAACTTTAATAATGGCGAAACATATCAAATAGATGTGCAGGGCGTGTTAAGTAAAAACATTACTTATGCTGGCGATGGCAATAGTGACCCAGAAGAGAACTCTGCTACAGCATTTAATTTGCGGAAAGGTCTGCAAGATATGCCTGTCTTTAATGACACAGGAATTACAGTAACAAGAACTGGCATTGATACATATCGCATTGAAATAGCTAACGAGTCTGCGGATAGATTTGAATTGTTTTCTGGATTCCCTACTTCTTCAAATGCAGGTAATACAGATACAATAGGCTTTTCTCTTATTCAACAAGGCTCTCCAAGACATGAGCCTGTATGGAGTGTTAAGCCTGACGGCTGGGCAGCATCTCAAGCCTACATTGTTGGCGATAAAGTATTTACTGTTGCAGGTAACTGGTATTCTTGTACTGTTGCTGGAACATCAGCAGCGGCAGGTCTTGGCCCAACAGGAACTGGAGATTCAATTTCAGATGGAAATGTTACTTGGAAATATGTTATTGAAAGAGGATACCCTAAGCAGGGCGTTTTTTTTGAGGGCCGACTATGGATAGGTGGTGTAAAACCAAGACAGCAAAGTTTGTTTGCTTCAAGAGCTGGATCACTTTTAGATTTTTACGGCATTGAAGGTGACGATGACAATGGTATATTTATTACAATTGATTCTCGTGAGCTAACTAATATTGTAGATGTGAACCCTGATCGTGGACTGCAAGTATTTTGTGAAGGAGCAGAGTTTACTGTTACCGGTTTAACGCCAGCAACTATTGAAGTAGAAGCACAAACTCAGCATGGTTCATTTAATTTGGAAGCTAAATCTATTGATGGTGCAACTTTATTTGTAGACAAAAACGGCAATACGCTTCGCCAGTATCTTTATAGCTTTAATGAAGATGCCTACACTTCCAATGATTTGTCGGTACTGTCTTCTCAGTTAATTAACAGACCAAAAGATATGGCTATTTTGTCCGGCACTACAACCGAAGATGCAAACTGGGTATTTCTTATTAATGAAGATGGTCATGGCTGTGTTCTTAATACAATGCGTAATCAAGACATTAATGGTTTTACTCGGTGGTCTGGAATAAATCAAGGCGATAATGATGGTAGCGGATTAATTAAAAAGAACGTCTTGCATTCTTGTTCTGCTATTGGCGATGAAATGTATGTAATACAAAGTAGGAATAATGACCAATCTACTGGTTCTCTTGATATTGAAAAGTGGGACTTTGATTACTTAATGGATTCAAGCTACAAAGTTACCGTTACAGCCGCTAATCCAAATGCAGATGTATTTGTTCCTATTTCAGAAGGTGCAAGACTTCGAGGTTATACTATAAGTGTTAATGCAGACGGTGACGTATTAGCTGACAGACCCCTGATACTTAGCGGTGGCAATTACGGTGTAACAATTACTGCCGCAGAGCTTAATGGCTTTGCTACAAGAGACTTAGAAATTGGCTTAAATTTTCCTGTAAAGGTTAAGACTATGCCACTTAATACTAATCCTGGAACTCGTGGTGGACAGAATGCCATGAAGCGCAAGAAGATTACTAACATTAACTTGCGTGTGTATAAGAGTGCAGGCATCTATATTGATGGCAATGCTGTACCTATTAGGCAGTTTGGCGATGCTCAGGACACTCCATTGAATACCCCATTTATTCCCAGGACTGGTATTATAGAAGACGAGAATGGTGGCAATGGTTGGCTAACAGAGGTGGTTCCAGAGATCACAGTACCTGATGCTACACCGTTTCACTTACAATCCATACAATATGAAGTAGAATCATCATAAGAGGTTAAGCATGGCATTTCCATTAGTAGCGGCTATTATAGGAAGTACAGCAATCCAAGTAATTGGTGGCCTGTCAGCGGCTCAGGCCCAAGCAGAAGAAATTGAACGTCAAGCAGAGCAAGAAAAATTTGCGGCAGAAGGTCGTGAATTACAGCGCCAACAACAGCTCAATGCTGCTCTTGCTGCTAATGCCGTAGGAATTGCTGCTAGCGGTATTAAAACAGAAGGCTCAGTGTCTAGTATTTCGTTAGAAAGTGGAAAACAATCTAGTTTAACTGGAGGTGTTACTGGGCTATCTGACCGACTTGCTTTTGCTCAAAGAAAAAGGCAGGCATCTAATGTTCTTTCCGCTGCCCCATACCAAGCAGCAAGCACCTTGTTGTCTGGTGCCGCAAGTGCTTACCAAGCATCAGTTGAATACTCGTAAATATTAAGGAATTATAATGGCTAGGCAACCTAGACAAACAAGAATTGGCTTTACCGGAAAGTTTACTCCTACTGGTGTGGATCAAACTGCTGGCGCTAAAATGCGCGCATTGGCTGGTTTAGGCCAAACTATAGGCGATACCGCTATGGCTATAGGTAGGCCCATGATTGAAGCTGAAGCTGCTGAGAAAGGCGTACAGGCTGCTCAGGAGGCTTTAGAGACTGGTAGCGATATTGAGATGATGTCTGCTGCTAAGTTTGGTGGCAACCAATATAATGCCGCTGCTATGAGCACCTATAAGACAGGAATCATGGAAGACATTAATGTCGGGCTGTCTAACATTGCTACAGAGAATCCAAGCAGCATTGAAGATTTTACCGCGAAGTCTAAAGGTCTGTATAACGGCCTGAAAGGTTCTGTGCCATTAGAGTTGCAAGAAAGCGTAGAAAAATACTTTGGTACTGTTAGCCGACAGCATGGCGCATCTGTACTCAAGGCCCAGCAGAAGATTGAGCTAGACCAATCCAATGCATCTTGGACTGTACAGAAGAGCTTGCATGAAAATACTATTCTTAATCTTATAGCTTCTGGAAATATGGAAGGCGCTCAAGAGCTGCAAGAGAACTTTAACACAAATATAGTTCCAGACTTTATTGCGTCTGGCGCAACAAATCAGGAAGAGCTTGCTACTTATAGATTGAAGCTAGAGTTTGATTCTAAGGTTGCTCAGGTTAATGGTGGCGCACAGCAGATTATTGATGATGAAAGTCTAACTGTTGCTCAAAAGAAACAGAGTGCCAAAGATTATGTTGATGCTTTTGATGATGCAAACCTTGCAGAGTTTACGCCTGAAGAAAAGAAGACAGCTAGAAAAGAGCTTGTCTCTCTATTTGAAGATGCAGAGAAGGCCAGGATTACAGAGCTTAAAGAGGCTCCACTTGATCGTGACTGGGAAACTCA